AGATCGAATCAAGGCAATGTGGGCGAAGCGACAAGCCGAAGGCTATGTGATGCCTGAATCCGCAAAGCAGAAGCTGGCCTCATACGAGCGAACGGCAGAAACGCGAGCCAAAATGAGCGAGTCCGCCAAGAAAAGGGGAGCTCCAGTTCTTGACGAGGCAGCGCAACAAAGGCAATCTGCTGGAGTTGCCAAAAGCTGGCAAGATCCAGAAGTCCGCGCCAAACGACTGGCCAGCATGCAGGCTGCCAGAGAACGGCGCAAGCAGGAGAAAACATCATGCCGTTGACAAAGGGCTATAGCCAGAAATCCATCAGCAAGAACATCTCGAAAGAGATGAAGTCCGGCATGCCGCAAAAGCAAGCCGTGGCCGTGGCGCTGTCTACGGCGCGAACCGCCGCCAAAGCCGCTGGCAAGCCGTCCAAGGCACCGAAGAAGGCCAAGAAGTGATCTACCCTTGCCACGTCTATTGCAGCCCTGGGCCGTACCAGACAACGGCCAAAGCCCCGACCTGGGGCTGCAAGACCGTTAACGATGCATCCGAGCATAACGCGGCGCTGTGCGATGGATGGCATGACAGCAAGGCGGCCGCCATTGAGGCCGCAAAGCGCCCTGCGAAGCCACACAAGCCGGACGTTATCGGGCAAAATCAGGCACAGCCTGAACCGGCGCAAGAAAGCGACGATGCAGCGCCTCCGACGCGCTCCGAGATGGAGTCAAAGGCCCGAGAGCTTGGCCTGAAGTTTGATGGCCGCACCGGCGACGCGCTACTGCTCAAGCGCATCGAGGCCGCACTGAAAGGATGACGTATGGGCTACAGCAAACTGCAATTCGTGCAGGCCGCATTTGAGGAAATCGGCCTAGCCGCCTACGTCTTTGACCTGCAACCCCAGCAGATCGAATCCGCACTGCGTCGGCTCGATGCCATGATGGCCGATTGGAACGGCAAAGGCATCCGACTAGCCTATCCGATCCCGAGCAGCCCAGAGAACAGCAACATCAACGCCGAAACCGGCGTGCCAGACAGCGCGAACGAGGCCATCATCACCAACCTGGCGATCCGCTTGGCCCCGAGCTATGGCAAACAAGTCATGCCGCAGACGCAGACCACCGCGCGCAACGCCTATCAGACTCTCCTGAGCCGCGCCACGATGCCGCCTGAGCAGCAACTGCCAGGCACCATGCCGGCAGGCGCTGGCAACAAGCCGTGGCGGCTATATGACGATCCGTTCCTGCGCAGGCCGGAAGAAGGCGTCTTGGCTGGCCAGGATGGCGACATCGAATACAACTGAAGGATCAGACCATGCCCACCATCAATCAACTGGCGCTGCTGGATCAAGTGTCTGGCGCTGACCAGCTCGCTGTCTACAACACCGCAAACGGCGACGCGCGACGCCTTCCGATCAACGCGCTGCTGGCCTACTTCGAGGACGAATTCGCCTCGCCCACGATGGCGACCAACCTCTATACGCCGGGAACCGGATTCAACATCGCAGTCCCGACTCCGACCGCCTTTCAGTGGATGCTGCTGACCCCAGTCGGAACGCTGGCGACTGGCACCATCACGCTGCCGCTCAACACCAGCACTCCGGACGGCGCCGAAATCCTAGTCACGACGACCCAGCAGATCACGGCATTCAGCATGAACGCCAACGGCGCTGCCAACCTGTACGGCATCCCGACCACGCTGGGCGCTGAGGACTTCTTCCGCGTGCGCTTCGTGCAGGCCACCAACTCCTGGTACAGAATTGCGTAGGACTTTTGGCGCGTAAATGGTATAGTGATTCTGAGAAAGGAATCACTATGCCGCAAAAACGTGAAATTACGATTGTTGGAGATGTTGCGATGGTTCCATTGACTCGGGGTTTTGTAGCGCAGATCGATGCGTCTGACTTGCACAAAGTTGCCGGGTTCAATTGGTTCGCAGTCGTGCAAAGCCATACTGTTTATGCCGTGCGCCGAGTTTCTGGCGTGAAAGGCAGAGGCAGCAAGATTTCAATGCACAGACAAATCATTGGCGCTACAGATGACATTCATGTCGATCATGTTGATCTGAATGGCCTCAACAATAGGCGCGAAAATCTGCGAATCGCAACACCACAGCAAAATTGCTTCAATAGGCGCAAAACAAGGGCCAATACATCTGGCTTCAAAGGCGTTTGCTGGAATAAAAGATGTGGCAAATGGCAGGCAGGTATTCGCATCAACGGAAAAACAACTCACCTTGGACTGTTTGAAACTGCAGAGGCTGCGCATGATGCGTATTGCCAAGCTGCAGATCAACATCATGGTGAATATGCAAGGGCTGCATAATGCAGATTCCAATCCTCAACGGCATCTACATGGACAACGGGCCGGACATCCGCACCGCATACCCGGTAAACCTCGTACCCGTGCCCAAGAGCAGCGGCATCAGCGAGGGATACTTGCGGCCGACTGACGGCATCGTGTCCAACGGTACCGGCCCAGGCATCGACCGTGGAGGCATCAACTGGCAGGGCACCTGCTACCGCGTCATGGGCACCAAACTCGTGACCGTGGACAGCAATGGAGCCGTCACGGTGCTGGGTGACGTGGGCGGCTCTGGCCTGGTGACGTTTGACTACAGCTTTGACCGGCTGGCGATTGCGTCTGGCGGCAATCTGTTCTATTGGAATGGAACCCTGACGCAAGTCACCGACCCTGACTTAGGCACGGTGCTGGATATGTGCTGGGTGGATGGCTACTTCATGACCACCGACGGCGAGTTCCTCGTGGTCACCGAGCTATCCGACCCGACGCAGGTCAATCCGCTCAAGTACGGTAGCTCGGAAGCCGATCCAGATCCCGTCGTGGCGCTGCTCAAGCTGCGCAATGAGGTCTATGCGCTCAACCGCAACACCATCGAGGTGTTCGACAACGTGGGCGGCGACTTCTTCCCGTTTCAGCGCATCGACGGCGCACAGATTCAAAAGGGCGTGGTGGGCACATTCGCATGTTGCGTGTACCTGGAGACCATCGCCTTTCTGGGCGGCGGACGGAACGAGGCTCCTGGCCTCTACCTGGGCGCGAACGCCACGGCGACCAAGATCAGCACGCAAGAGATCGACCAGATCCTGCTGGGCTACACCGAGCAGCAGCTTTCCGGTGTCAAACTGGAGGCGCGCAACGACAAGTCGCATCAGCACCTGTACGTGCACCTGCCGGATCGCGCCCTAGTCTACGACGCGGCCGCCAGCGAAGCGCTCCAAACTCCCGTATGGTTCATCCTGACCACCAGCCAAGCCGGCTTCAGCCAGTACCGCGCGCGCAACTTCGTCTGGGCCTACGATAAGTGGCTGGTGGGAGACCCGCAGTCCAGCGCCATCGGCTACCTGGTGCAAGACACCGGTCACCATTGGGGCCAGATCGTGCGCTGGGAGTTCGGCACGCTGGTGATCTATAATGACAGCATGGGTGCACTGTTCAACGCGATTGAGCTGGTATCGCTCACGGGCCGCGTGGCGCTGGGCCTGGACCCCATCATCACCACCAGCTACTCGACGGACGGCACCGCCTGGAGCCAAGACAGGCCAATCCGCACAGGCACCACGGGCGCAACCACCAAGCGCCTCGTCTGGTTCCAACAGGGCTATATGCGCAACTGGCGCATCCAGAGATTCCGTGGCGACAGCCAGGCGCATCTGTCGTTTGCCCGCCTTGAGGCGCAACTGGAGCCGCTGGCGTACTAATCATGGCAACGCAAAAACTCAATTTGACGCGCGATCAGCTTTCCACGTTCCTGAAGGATCACGAGCAGATCAAACAGTTCGAGCGTCTGTTTGCGGCTGTAGACACCATCGCGCCTGACGTGGTGAACGAGGTCAAGATAGATGCCGGAACGGCACAGGCAACGGCCGTTCAGGCGCTAGCTCAGATCGCCTCGCTGGCGCAAGAGGCGGCCGTCTGCTGCTCCATCAGCGACGTCAAGGCAACGCAGGCGCTCGACCAGATAGCCGACCTGGAGCAAGAAACAGCAGTCAGCATCGCGTCAGCAGAGAACAAGGCAGATCAGGCCATCGCGCTGCTGTCCAGGCTTGTTGATGCCGTAGAAGGACTGAGCGATGTAGGGCATCGGACGCCAGATGGTGTCGCGTGCGCGCTCCATGGTTTGCGCGTCGGTGTTGTACACCGAGACGGCGCGGCTCAGGACGAGGGCGTCATTGAAGCCTTCGAGGATGTCCTCGAACGCAACAACTTCTTCTTTGGAAAAACCGTTTGCCATTTTGCTTTACCTTTCAATGGGTCAGATTACGCGCGCTTTTGACGCTTGTACGCCATGACCTTGGTCATGTCGCCAGTTTTGAGCGCCTCGGCGCGCAGTCGATCAAGGGTCGAATCCACCGCACCAGAGACGCGAGCTGTCCCGCTGATGGTCTTTTCTGGTGGCGGTGCTGCCTTGCGTTGAGTCACTTTCAATTCTTTCTCCAGCTTCGCAACTGCAAAGGCAAACTTTACAGGGTCTTTGATTGACGCGATCTCTTGCGCCTTCTTGGGATTCTTGCCGAGTGCGTAGATCACCAGAGCGGGGTTATCCGCGCCTTGCACCACGATGCCTTGTTGCGTGACATCAAAGACTTCCTGGGCGAGCGCCTCGGCGTCCCCAAAGTCGCGCACCTTCAGTTCGGCTTTCGCCTTTCCGTAGGCGTCCAGTTTGGCCTGCCATGCGTCACGCTGTGCCTGTTCGGCTTGTTTGACTTGCTCGGCTTGTGCCTCAACCTGGCGCTTGCGCTCATACCATTGCTCTAGCGAGGCTTCATAGCGGTCAGAGTCGTAGTCGTGATCTTCCAAGCGTGGCTTGCGTCCCAGCTCGACCGGCTTATTCTCGGTCTGTGCATTGGCTTGCAGCTTCGACTCCAACTCACGAATGCGCTTTTCCTTCTCTCGGTTGGCCTTTCGCAGCTCGCGCACCCATTCCGGCGCATGAGTCTTTTCCTCTTGAGGCGGCGATTCCTCACCGATGGAAACGATCACCTCGTCGTCGGGCTGGTCATCTTGTTGGCTGCTTTCGTCGGCTTCGGCTTGCACCTCTTGCGCGTCGTTTTGCAGTTCATCCTCGATGATTTCAACCTCTGGCGATTCGATCTGTTCCTCGTTTTCTGCCTGTTGCGTCATGTATTACCCCATCATCTCGCCCATTGAAACGGTGGGCGGTGGCCGTTGGTGCTTATATCATATTCGATTGCGGCATCTCTTGCGACTGATTCGCAACAGCGCCGCCAATTTCACGCGCCAGATTCAGTGCGTGATCGGTGGATTGCATATCCACCTTCGCCAGTGTCTCGACCGTCCTGGCTCGGCTCAATTCCGCATCGGCCACGGTCTTGACGGTATTCGCGCGGGCCTGTGCGGCCTTGGCAACAGCTTCTTCGGCTGCGGCTTGCAGGTAGATCGCATTCGGGTCTTGCGGCTGGTTCTGAGTCTGTTCTGCCATCATGGCGGCTTCTTCCTCGGTCGGCTTGATGACGCCCATGCTGACCAGGCGCTTTCGGAAGAACTGGCGGATGTCTCCAATGCCTTCGCCTTCCATGTTCATCATGGCCATGGCTTGCAGGACTTGCTTCGTCTCTGGGTCGTCGCTGATCTGAAGCATGCCAGTCAGCGCGCGCACAGTGGCCGCACGCTTGCTGCTGCTGCTCGGGCCGACTTCCACGGACACATCGAACTTGGCTTCGCTCAGATCGTTCTCGAGGACGACTTCGCCGGTCTCGGTGTCAATCGTCGGCTTCATCAGCTCAACATTGCCGACTTCGCCGGTCTGCGCCACGGTCTTCATGCGACGGCCTTCTTCGCCGTAGACCTCGCGCGCCATCGAAAGCCAAATCTCGCCGCAGCGGCGCATGCCCTTGCTGAAGTTGGACATGTAAATGAAGGTCTGCATATCCAGGCGCTGCTGGATCATCTCGACGGCCTTGCCGCTGATGTTGCTAAC